TCGGCCCGGATCGAGAATGGCCGGGGCATTGCCTTGGTGCGAATCAGCGAACGCGCCGATGTCGAGCCGATCTGGCGCGACATCCAGGCCGGGCACATCCGCGCGGTGTCCGTCGGCTATCAGGTCCACCGCTTCGAGGTCTCGAAACCCGAGGCCGCGCGCGAGCTCTGGCGCGCGGTGGACTGGACGCCGTTCGAGGTCTCAGCCGTCGCGGTCGGCGCCGACCCGGCAGCGGGCTTCCGCGCCCAGCATCCCCTTCACGACTGCGTCCTTCACCGCCGGGACGCCCCCACACCGCAAGGAGCATCCCCGATGACGGACAAGATCGAGACCCCGGCGAGCGACGCCGCAACCCCCGCCACCACCCAGCCGACCCAGCCGGTCGAAACCGAGGACACCCCCATGACCGAGCCGAAAGCGGCTGCGCCCGAACCGAAGGTCGCCGCAGTGGAAATCCGGACGCAGTCGAAGCTTCCGAAAGCCGACGCCCCCGCTGCGCCCGACACCGAGGCGGTCGCCACCCGCGCCCGCGAGGCCGAGCGCGACCGCGTCTCCACCATCTACGATCTGGCAGGCCGCCTGAACCTCGAGCGCGGCTTCGCCGAGGACCTGGTGAAGCGCGGCGTCAGCGTCGACGAGGCCCGTCGCCTGATCCTCGACCAGGTCGCCGCGAAGTCGGACGAGACCCGGACCTTCAGCCAGGTGTCCGTCCCGCTCGGCGGCCAGGACGAGCGCATCACCCGCCGCGATGCGGTGGCGAACGCGCTCCTGCACCGCTACAGCCCGACGCTGTTCCAGCTGGAGGACGCCGCGCGCCAGTACCGCGGCATGACGCTGCTGGAACTGGCCCGCGAAAGCCTCGGCAACGCCGGGGTCAACACGCGCGGCCTCTCGCGCGACGAGGTGGCGACGCGCGCGCTGCACTCGACCTCGGACTTCCCCGAGATCCTGTCGGCGGTCACCAACAAGACCCTGCGGCAGGCCTACGAGGCCTATCCCCGCACCTTCATGCTGTTCTGCCGCCAGGTGCTGGCCACCGACTTCAAGGCCATGCACCGGGTCCAGCTCGGCGAGGCGCCGCAACTGCTCGAGGTCGGCGAGAGCGGCGAGTTCAAGCGCGGTACGCTCGGCGAGAGCAAGGAGAGCTACAAGGTCAAGACCTATGGCCGGGTGGTTGCGATCACCCGCCAGACGCTGATCAACGACGATCTGGATGCCTTCACCCGGATCCCGGCGATGTACGGCAACTCCATCGCCCAGCTGGAAAGCGATGTGGTCTGGGGGATCATCACCGCCAACCCGGCGATGGCCGACGGCAACGCGCTGTTCCACACCACGCACAAGAACCTCGCAGGCACCGGAGCGGCGCTCGATGTGAGCAGCGTCGGCGCAGCACGCGCGGCAATGGCCAAGCAGACGGGGCTCGACAAGAAGACGGTGCTCAACGTCCGCCCGGCCTTCCTGATCGTGCCCGCCTCGCTGGAACTGAAGGCCGAGCAGCTGGTCGCCCAGAACCTCGTGCCCGCCGCGACCTCCAGCGTGGTGCCGCAGTCGATCCGCACGCTCGCGCCGATCAGCGAGCCGCGGCTGGATGCGAACAGCGAGACCGCCTGGTATCTGGCGGCCAGCCCGAACCAAATCGACACCATCGAGTACGCCTATCTCGAGGGTCAGCAGGGCGCCTACATCGAGACGCGCAACGGCTTCGACGTCGACGGCGTCGAGATCAAGTGCCGCCTCGACTTCGGCGCCAAGGCCATCGACTGGCGCGGTCTCTACAAGAACCCGGGTGCATAACCGGCACCCCATCATGCTGAAGCCTGACATCTGGGCGGTCCTGACGGGCCGCCCTTCGTCTTTCCACGAGGACCCCCATCATGAAAAACTTCGTCCAGCCCGGCAACACCATCACCCTGACCGCGCCCTATGCCGTCGCCTCGGGCGATGGCCTGCTCGTAGGCTCCATCTTCGGCGTCGCTTCCGGCGCCGCCGACCTCGGCGAGAGCGTCGAGACTGCGCTCGTCGGCGTGTTCGACCTGACCAAGATCGGTTCCCAGGCATGGGCCGCAGGTGCCAAGGTCTATTGGGACAACACCAACAAGCGCTGCACCACGGTCGCCACCGACAACACCCTCGTCGGCGTGGCGGTCGAGGCGGTGGCCAGCGGCGCGGGCGACACCATCGGTCGGGTCCGCCTGAACGCGACGTTCTGATGAGCGCCTTCGCCGCCGCTGTTGGCTCGCTCTTCGCCGATCCGAACATCGGACGGGAGGCGGTCTATATCGCCGACGGCGTCGCGCCCGTGCTGGTGCGCGTCGTCGCCCGGCGCGCGGATGCCGTCTCCGACTTCGGCGATGCGCGGCTCTGGTCCGAGACCACGCGGATCGACCTGCGTGTAGCCGAGGTGGCGAACCCGCGTCCCGGCGACCGCATCGAGATCGACGGCGACGCCTTCCTCATTCAGGGCGAGCCTGTCCGCGACCGCGAGCGGCTGGTCTGGACCGTCGATCTGAGGCCCGCGTGAAACTGAAGCTCGACATCGATCCCGACATCGTTGCGATGATGGCGGCGGAGGTGGCGGCAGGCGAACGGGCTGTGACCGCCGCGATGCGCGAGGCCGGGACCGGGCTGAAGACCGCATGGCGGTTGCAGATCACTGGCGCGGGGCTTGGGCCCCGACTGGCCAACTCGATCCGGAGCCAGAACTTCCCGAGGTCGGGCGAAAGCCTCGACGCGGCAGCGCTGGTCTGGTCGAATGCCCCGGTCATCGTCGGCGCGCATGACACGGGGCCGCTCATCCGCTCCAAAGACGGGTTCTGGCTGGCGATCCCGCTGCCCGCCGCAGGCAAGTCCCTGCGCGGCGGCCGGATCACGCCCGGCGAATGGGAGCGGCGACGCGGCCTGCGCCTGCGCTTCGTCTATCGTCGCATCGGCCCCAGCCTGCTGGTGGCCGAGGGGCGGCTGAACACCAAGGGCCAGGCGGTCGTGTCGCGCTCGAAGACCGGGCGCGGCAAGGTCACCGCGCCGATCTTCCTGCTGGTGCCGCAGGTGAAGCTGCCGAAACGGCTGGATTTGGCGCGGGATGCAGACCGGGCGTTGGACAGCGTGCCGGGGCTGATCGTGGCGAACTGGGTTGAGGGGCGTGTGTGATGACCCTGATCGGCAGGATACGTTCACTTGCATGGGAGCAAGGACGCAGGACGTCACCCCGCGCAGCAGCTGAGCTTGGCCACGTCCTTGTCGAAGGTTTGTGCTGCGAGTTTCAAACCCTCGACGGTGGTGAGATAGGGGAAGATCGTCTCACCGAGCGCCCGGGTGGTCATGCCGGCCTTCAGCGCCAGGACGAGGGTCTGAACGCTGTCGGCCCCCTCGGGCGCCATGATCGTGCCGCCGAGCAGGCGGTCGGTCGCCCGATCCGCGACCAGCTTGATCAGGCCCCGCGTATCGCGGGCAGCGAGTGCGCGCGGCACGTTTTCGAGGGCAAGCACGCTCGTCTTGACGTCGAGCCCCGCCGCGCGCGCCTGCGCCTCGGTCAGTCCTGCGCCCGCGATTTGCGGATCGGTGAACACGACCCATGGCATGGCGGCGTTGTCGTAACGCTCGGCTCCGCCCAGCACGGCATTGCGGGCCGCGAGTTTCGCGCCGTAGGCGGCCATGTAGACGAACTGGTCGCGGTCGGTCACGTCGCCGGCGGCGTAGACGCCGGGGCGCGTCGTCGCCATGTCCCCGCCGACCCGGATCGCGCCGCGCCGGTCGGTCTCGATCCCCATTTCGGCCAGACCCAGACCGTCGGTGTTGGGCGCGCGGCCCGTCGTCAGGACAAGATGATCCGCGGTGAGGCTGTGCGCGGAGCCGTCCCGGGTCACGCGCAGCGCTGCACGATCCCCGTCGCGCTGTGCGGCGCCGTAGATCACGCCGTCAAGGATCGTCAGGCCCTCGGCGCGAAGGGACGCCGTGAGCGCAGCCGAGACCTCTGGCTCGACCCGCGGCAACAGGCGAGACCGGCAGACGATCGTGACGCGCGTGCCCATCCGCGCCATCATTTGCGCCAGTTCCACACCGATATAGCCGCCACCAAGAAAGATCAGGCTCTCTGGCAGGGCACCGAGTTCCAGCAGCGATGTGCTGGTCAGCGTCGGCGCATTCGAAAGGCCGGGGATTTCGGGTATGGCGGGCCGCCCGCCGGTGGCGACGATGATCTTGTGCGCGGCGATCATTCGACCGCCGACGTCCACGCCGCCTTCGACCAGTCGTGCGGCACCCTCGTCGATATATGTGATGCCCTCGTAATCAGGCAGCAGATCTGCGTATTTCTTCTGCCGAAGCGAGGCGACCAGATCGTCCTTCGTCGCGATCAAGGCACGCCAGTCATCGACCCGTGGTGCATCGCCCGAAAGGCCCGGAAACCGATGCGCCGACTGCGCACCGTGCAGCGCCTCGGCGGCGCGGATCATCGTCTTGGAGGGCACGCAGCCCACATTCACGCAGGTGCCGCCGATGGTTCCATGGCCGATCAGCGCCACGCGCCTGCCGCCCTCGGCGGCGGTGATGGCGGCCGAGAACCCGGCCGAGCCGGCGCCGATCACGGCCAGGTCGAAATCGCCCTTCGGCGGGCAGCATGCATCTTTCATAGGGTCATCCATCCGTTCGAGTGCTCTGGCGCCGCAGTCGGCGCCAGACGGCATAGGCGGTCAGTGCGACAAAGAAGGCGAGCGCGGGCAGCAGCACATAGTCGATCCATCCGAGCGCAGCCGACAGGCCGACGGCTCCGAGCAGGACCGCCAGAACCGGCGTGAAGCAGCAGAGCGCGGCGATGACGGTGCCGACGATCCCTGTCGCGATCAGCTTGCGGTCGTTGTGGTCGGTCATCCCCTCAGCCCGCGACGCGCGCCGGGTAGCCCGCATTGGCCGAGGCGGCCGCGATGGCCTCGAAGTTGGTCGCGGTGGTGTCGAAGACCACCGTGGCGGTGCGCGCGTCGAAGTCGATCTCGACCGTGCGCACGCCGTCGACGCCCTCCATTGCGCGCTTCACCGTCACGGGACAAAGCGCACAGGTCATGTTGTCCACAACGAAGGTGACGGTCTGCTGCTCGGCGGCGACGGACTGCGCGGCGGCAGGGAGCGCGGCGAAGGTCGCAGGGACGGTCAGACCGAACAGGGCGAGTGCGAGGATCTTTTTCATAGGGTCTCCTTTCGGGGGTCAGTAGAGAAGCGGCGCCCACCAGTCGATGGTGAGGGCTGCGACAACGAGAACGAGCGCGGCCCAGAGAGCCGCTTTGGTGATCCGGGCCGAGGACGGCCGCGCGCAGTAGGAACCGGGTTCACAGACGGTCGGTTTGCGGAAGTAGACGTGCCAGAAACCCGCTCCGATGAAGCCGAGCGCGATCACGGCGAAAAACGGCTTGTAGGGCTCCAGCGCCGTGAGGTTGGCGATCCAGGCCCCCGAGATGCCCAGCGTCAGGAGCACCAGCGGACCGATGCAGCAGGCCGAGGCCAGGACGGCGCCCAGCACCCCGCCCGCCGCCAGCCATCTCTTGGGGCCCTTGCGATCCGCTGAAGGCTTTCTGGTTTGATTGTCGGCAATGCTCATGACGCGCACCTCTCGTCAGTGGTTGACGATGGGTGTAGGGTCTGTAGCAACTACAGGCTCAAGAGGAAACTTGCCCATGAGCGATCACGAGCGCGAGATCGGAATCACTCGCGGCGATCTCGCCCGGGCGACCGGCTGCAACATCGAGACGATCCGCTACTACGAGAAGGCAGGCCTTCTGCCCGACCCGCCGCGCTCGGGCGCGGGCTATCGCATCTATTCGGCGGCCCATGTCCGGCGCTTGCGCTTCATATTGCGCGCCCGCGAACTCGGCTTCCCGATGGATGACATCCGCGGGCTGCTGGGCCTCGGCGACGGCACGTCGCCCACCTGCGTCGAGGTCAAGGAACGGACGGAACGCCATCTTGCCGACATTCGCGCGAAGATTGAGGATCTGCAGCGCATGGAAGCCGTGCTCGCTGCAACTGCATTCCGATGTTCGGGTGCCGAGGTGCCGGATTGTCCGGTGCTTGACGCGATATCCAGATCCTCTGAACCATGACCCCCCGCGAAACCATCCTCGCCGCGCTGCACGCGCGGCTCTCGACGCTGTCCGCAACTGCGCTGCGCGGCGAGGTGCTGCCCGAGCGCGTGCCAGCCGAGGGGCTGCTGATCCTGCGCGACGGCGAGCCGGGGGAGCCCGAGGTGACGTTGTCGCCCCTGTGCTACCATTACCAGCATCGGGCCGAGATCGAAGCCGTCGTGCAGGGCGCTGACCGTGACGCTGCCTTCGACACACTGACCGCGGACGTCGGCGCTGTGATCGCCACCGACCGCACTCTGGGCGGCCTCTGCGACTGGGTCGAGGCGGAAGCGCCGCGCCCCGTGGACCTGCCGGTCGAGGGCGCGGCGAGCCTGAAGGCCGCCGTGATCCCGGTGGTGCTGCACTATTCCACGGCCGACCCGCTCGGCTGACTTCTCTCACGATAGGAGACGAACATGGCACGAGCCCAAGGGGCGCGGGCGCTGATGGCGCTTGCGTTCGAAACAACCTACGGAACGCCGCCCGCGAGCGGCTTCACGAAGATGCCCTTCGCCAGCACCTCGCTCGGTGCGGAGCAGCCGCTGCTGAACTCTGAGCTTCTGGGCTACGGTCGCGATCCGCTGGCGCCGATCAAGGACGCGGTGACGGCCGATGGCGATGTCGTCGTGCCACTTGACGCCGAGGCCTTCGGCTTCTGGCTGAAGGCGGCCTTCGGGACACCCACAACCACGGGCGCGGAAGCGCCGTACAGCCACGAGTTCCAGTCTGGCTCCTGGACGCTGCCCAGCATGTCGATCGAGACCGGCATGCCGGAGGTGCCGCGGTACGCGATGTATTCTGGCTGCGTGCTCGACCAGATCACCTGGCAGATGCAGCGTTCTGGCCTTCTGACCGCGACGGCGCGGTTGGTGGCGCAGGGCGAGACAGTCGGGACCACGACGAGCGCAGGGACACCCGCCGCGCTGGAGCTGAAGCGCTTCGGCCATTTCAACGGATCGATCACCCACAATGGCACCGCCCTCGGCAACGTGGTCTCGGCCGAGATCACTTATGCCAACAACCTCGATCGGATCGAGACGATCCGCGCTGATGGCCGAATCGATGGCGCGGACCCGTCAATCGCCGCGCTGACCGGCCGGATCGAGGTTCGCTTTGCCGACCAGACGCTGGTGACGCAGGCGATCAACGGCGAGGCCTGCGAGATGGAATTCGCCTACGTCCTGCCCTCGGGCGAGAGCTTCACCTTCACCGTGCACGCCGTCTACCTGCCGCGCCCGCGCATCGAGATTTCCGGGCCGCAGGGCGTGCAGGCCACCTTCGACTGGCAGGCCGCGCGCGACAGCATCGTCGGCCGGATGTGCACCGCCACCCTCGTGAACGATGTGGAGAGTTACTGATGCTGACGCTCGACCTGACCAACGCGCCGCGCTGGCATGACCTCGCCCCCGGCGTCCGGGCGCAGCTACGCCCGCTGACGACCGCCTTGATGGTCGCGACGCGCAGCGATCCGATTATTGAGGCGGTACCGGAGGACGCCTCCGATGAGGAGCGCGCCGTCGCGTTCGCCAAGGCGCTCGCGCGGCGAGCGGTCCTCGCCTGGGAGGGCATCGGCGATCCGGACGGCAAGCCTATCGACCCGAGCCCCGACGCCATCGACGCGCTGCTCGACATCTGGCCGATCTTCGAGGCGTTCCAGCTGAGCTACGTCTCGAAGGGCCTGCTGCTGGAACAGGAAAAAAACGCCTCCGCGCCCTGGCCGAGTGGTCCTTCGGCGGGGGCGACCGATACTGCGAAGCCTGCGCGAAAGCCTGCCCGGACTGCCCGGCGCGGCTGAACCGGCCCCTGACGCATGAAGGCTGGCAGGTCTGGGACCTGGTCGGACGCCTCGGCGGTCAGCTGCGTGTGCTGCCCGGCGCGGTGATCGGCTGGGACATGTCGGCGGCGCTGGCGCTCGGGGACGCGCTAGGCGTGCCACCGCTCGCCATGGCCGAACTGCTGCCCGTCATCGAGGCGGTGATGGTCGCCAAACTCAACGAACAGATGGATCAGTCCCATGGCTGAGAAGAGGGTCAGCGTCCGCCTCGCCGCGGTCGGCGGGCGACAGGTGCGCGCCGAGCTGGAAGGCGTGGGCGAGGCCGGGTCGCGCGGCTTCGGGCGGCTCAGCCGCGAGATGGAAGCGGCCAACGCTCGGCTCGCGGCTTTCTCGCGCCGGGTGCGCGTGGCCGCCGCTGCCGCAGTTGCAGCCGCTGCGGCTGCTGGCGTGGCGATGATCCGCTCCGGGCTGCAGACGGTCGATGCGCAGGCGAAGCTCGCCCAGTCCCTCGGGACCACGGTCGCCTCGATCCAGACGCTGGAGCGCGCGGGCGAGCTGGCGGGCGTGTCGATGTCCGGTATCGAACAGGCCACGAAGGATCTGACGCGCCGTCTCAGCCAGGCGGCCGCCGGGACCGGACCCGCGGCGGACGCGCTCGACCGGCTGGGGCTTTCAGCGGGTGAGCTGATCGCCCTGCCGCTGGATCAGCGGGTGGGTGCGATCAACGCCGCCATCGAGAGCTTCGTGCCCGCCGCCGAGCGCGCGGCGGTCGCGGGGCAGCTCTTCGGCGAGGAGGGCTCCATCGCAATGTCGCGGATTGACACCGCGACGCTGCGCCAGGCGATCGAGGACGTGCTCGCCTTCGGCGTCGTCGTCTCGGAGCAGGATGCCGACCAGATCGAGCGGACGAACGATGCGATCTCCCGGCTCGGGCTGATCTGGCGCGGTCTGTCGAACCAGCTGGCCGTTGCCGCGGCTCCGGCGCTGGAAGCCGTCGCCAACGCCATGGCGGCGGTCGCCAGCCGCACCGGCCCGCTCGGCATCGCCATCCGCGGTCTCTTCGACAACATAGGCCGCCTGACCACCTACGCCGCGACCTTCGCCGCCTTCCTTGCAGGCCGCTGGGTCGCCGGCATGGCCGCCGCGGCGCTCTCCGTCCGTGGTCTCGCCACGGCGCTGGTCGTGCTGCGCGGCGCGCTGATCCGCACCGGCATCGGCGCGCTGATCGTCGGCGCGGGCGAGCTCGTCTACCAGTTCACCCGGCTCGTCTCCGGTGCGGGTGGGTTCGGCGAGGCGATGTCGTTCCTGAAGGACGTCGCGGTCGAGGTCTGGGAGCGGATCAGGATGGGCGCCGCTGCGGCGGGTGCAGCCGCCACGGCGATGTTCTTCGACCTGAAGGCTGATGCCGCGTCGGGCATGCAGAGCGCCATCGAGAGCGTCGTCGATTTCGGCAATACCGCGGCGAACACCTTCGAAGGCGCCTACGAGGCGATCAAGGCGACCTGGGGCCTGCTGCCTGCCGCCATCGGCGATCTGGCGTTCCAGGCGGCCAACAGCCTGATCGACGGCGTCGAGGCGATGCTGAACGGCGTCGTCTCGCGCATCAACGGCTTCATCGGCGGCATCAACCAGGGGCTAGAAGCGCTCGGCTCGGAGCGGCGCATCACGCTGGTGCCGGACCTCGACCTCGGCGAGATCGAAAACCGCTTCGAGGGCGCGGCCAGTGCCGCCACGACAGCGGCGCAGGCGGCGTTCGACCGGGCCTTCGAGGACGACCCGCTCACCGCGCCCGATCTCGGGCTGACCGAGGCGGCCGCCCGCGCGCTCGAGTCGGCGAATGTCTACCGCGGCGCCGCGCGCGATCTGGCCGAGGGGGCCCGCGCGCCCCTCGAAAGCTGGCAGGCCCTGCGCGATGCGGTGCGCAGCACCGATGAGGACGGAGCCGATGCGCTGACCGAGGCCACCGGCGCGGCCGAGCGGCTGGAGACGGCGCTTGGTGAAGCCGGACGCGCGGCCACGGGTGCGGGCGCGGCGGCCGGAGCTGCCGCCGCTGCAGCGGAGCCCGCGACCGAGGCTGCCGTCACCGGCTGGCAGGCGGTCACGGCGGCGCTGTCCGACTACGCCAGCAAGGCCCGCGACATCGGTGGTGACATCGGCCAGAGCCTCGTCGGCGCCTTCCAGTCTGCCGAGAACGCGGTGGGCCAGTTCGTGAAGACCGGCAAGCTGGACTTCCGCGACCTCGTCACCTCGCTGCTGGCCGATCTCGCCCAGCTGGCGGCGCGACGCTTCATCCTCGGGCCGATCGCCAATGCGTTCTCGGGCGTGTTCTCCGGTGCTGGCGGCATCTTCGCCAACGTCCTGCATGCGGGCGGGATGGTCGGATCGGCTGGGCCCACGAGGATGGTCCCGGCCATGGCTTTCGCCGCCGCGCCCCGGATGCATTCCGGCGGGATGGCCGGACTTCGCCACGACGAGGTGCCCGCGATCCTGCAGCGCGGCGAGCGGGTGCTGTCGCGCCGAGAGGCGCAGAGCTACGGCGCGGGCGGGGTCAACGTCACCATCATGGCGCGCGACGCCGAGAGTTTCCGCCAATCTCGCACGCAGGTCGCCGCGGACATCGCTCGCGCCGTGTCGCTCGGGCGGAGGGGCATGTGATGGCGTTTCACGAGGTCCGGTTTCCCGACAATATCAGCCGGGGTGCGCGCGGCGGGCCCGAGCGGCGCACGCAGATCGTCGAACTCGCCTCGGGCGACGAGGAGCGCAACGCCAGCTGGGCGAACTCGCGCCGCCGCTACGATGTCGCCTACGGCATTCGCCGCGCCGACGATCTGGCCGCCGTCGTCGCCTTCTTCGAGGCGCGCAACGGGCGGCTCCACGGTTTCCGCTTCAAGGACTGGGGCGATCACAAGTCCTGCCTGCCTTCGGGCACGCCGTCGCCCACCGATCAGTCGATCGGCACCGGCGACGGCGCGACGACCGCCTTCCAGCTGGTGAAGCGCTACGCCTCCGGTGCGCAATCCTGGACGCGGGCCATCGCCAAGCCGGTGACCGGAACCGTGCGCATCGCGCTCGCTGGGGTCGAGCAGCCCTCCGGCTGGTCCGTCGACACCACGACCGGCCTCGTCACGTTCAGCGCTGCGCCTGGCGCTGGTGTAGCGATCACGGCGGGCTTCGAGTTCGACGTGCCGGTCCGCTTCGACGCCGATGTGCTCGACGTGACGCTCGACCTCGAGCGGCTCGGCTCGATCACCTCCATTCCGCTGCTGGAACTGCGCAGATGAAAACCCTCTCGCCCGCCCTGCAGGCCCATCTCGACGACGGCACGACGACGCTCGCCTGGTGCTGGCGGATCGCCCGCGCCGATGGCGCAAGTTTCGGCTTCACCGATCATGACCGGACGCTCGCCTTCGACGGGACGGATTTCGAGCCTGAGAGCGGGCTGACGGCCTCCGAGGTGCGCTCGGGCTCGGACCTCTCGGTCGATGCGCAGGACGCCGAAGGCGTGCTGACCTCGGACCGGATCACCGAGACAGACATCCTCGACGGCCGCTGGGACAACGCCGAGGTCGAGGTCTGGCGGGTGAACTGGGCCGACACGAGCCAGCGCGTGCTGATGCGGCGCGGGGCCATCGGCCAGATCCGGCGTGGGCGGCTGGCCTTCGTCGCCGAGGTGCGCTCCCTCGCCCATGTGCTGGGCCAGACGGTCGGCCGGACGTTTCAGGCGACCTGTGACGCAGCGCTCGGCGATGCACGCTGCGGCGTCGATCTGGAGGACCCCGTCTTCAGGGGCGCGGGTGCCGTCATCGATCTCCTGCGCGACCGGGCTTTCACCGCCTCGGGGCTCGGCGGCTTTGCCTCGGGCTGGTTCACCTTCGGCACGCTGGACTGGACGAGCGGCGCGAATGCGGGGCGGCGCACCGAAGTGCTGGGCCATGACGTCACGGACGGCGTCGCGATCCTGACACTGCTCGAGGCGCCGGTGCGCGCGATCGCCGAGGGCGACGCCTTCACCATCCGCGCGGGCTGCGACAAGCGCATGGAGACTTGCGGGGCGAAGTTCGCCAACACCGTCAACTTCAGGGGCTTCCCGCACATTCCCGGCCAGGATGCGGTCCTGCGCTACGCCACGAAGGATGGCGGGCACGAGGGGTCTGTGCTGTGACCTCCGCCGATCCCACCCGCGTCATCGCCATCGCGCGGTCCTGGCTGGGCACGCCGTATCACGACCAGGCGAGCCTGCGCGGTGTCGGCTGCGACTGCCTCGGGCTGGCCCGGGGCGTCTGGCGCGAGGTGGTGGGGCCAGAGCCATTCCCGATCCCGCCCTACAGCCGCGACTGGGGCGAGACCGGTCCGCGCGAGGTTCTGGCCGAGGGCGCGCGGCGCATGATGATCGAGGTGTCGCCCGCCGAGGCAGCCCCCGGCGCGCTGGTCCTTTTCCGAATGAAGCCGCGCGCCATCGCCAAGCATGTCGGCATCCTGACCGGTCCCGACAGCTTCCTCCACGCCTACGAGCGGCTCGGCGTCATCGAGGAACCGCTCACCCCATCCTGGCGGCGGCGCATCGTCTTCGCCTTCCTGTTCCCGCAACGCTGAGACCTCGACATGGCCACCCTCGTTCTTGGCGCGGCCGGCGCTGCCATCGGCGGCAGCATCGGAGGCGCGATCCTCGGTGTCAGCGCCGCCACCATCGGCGGGTTCGTCGGATCGACACTCGGCTCGGTGGTCGACAGCTGGATCATCTCGTCGCTCGCGCCCACGCAACGCATCGAGGGCGCGCGGCTCGACACGCTGCGCATCACCTCTGCCACCGAAGGGGCTGTGATCCCGCGGCTCCATGGCCGGATGCGGATGGGCGGGAACATCATCTGGGCGACCGATTTCCGCGAGGAGACGAAGACCACCACGCAGGGCGGCGGCAAGGGCGGTGGAGGCGGCAAGGTCAAGACGACCGAGTATCTGTACTACGCCAGCTTCGCCGTGGCGCTCTGCGAGGGCCCGGTCACCGGCATCGGGCGCATCTGGGCCGACGGCAAGCCGATGGACCTCTCCGGCGTGACCTGGCGCTGGTATCCGGGAAGTGAGGCGCAGGCGGCCGATCCGTTCATCGCCGCGAAGATCGGTGCCACCGGCACGCCCGCCTATCGCGGCACGGCCTATGTCGTCTTCGAGGAGCTGCCGCTTGCGACCTATGGCAACCGCCTGCCGCAGCTGTCGTTCGAGGTGTTCCGACCGCTCGCGGATCCCGACACCGCCGAGGGGCTGACCCGCGCCGTCACCATGATCCCGGCCTCGGGCGAGTTCACCTATGCGACGCAGGCGATCCGCAAGACCGACGGCGGCGCGACGGTGCCCGAGAACCTGAACGCGCTGGCCGACGCCTCCGACATGGTGGAGGCGCTGGACCGGCTGCAGGCCATGGCGCCCGCGGTCGAGAGCGTCAGCCTCGTCGTGGCGTGGTTCGGCGACGACCTGCGCGCGGGATCCTGCAAGGTGCGGCCGGGCGTCGAGGTCTCTGCCAAGTCGACCACGCCTGCCAGCTGGTCGGTGAATGGCGTCAGTCGCGCCAACGCCTTTCAGGTCAGCCGCGACGAACGGGACCGCCCGGTCTATGGCGGCACGCCGTCCGACTTCGCGGTGGTTCAGGCCATTCAGGAGATGAAGGCGCGCGGGCTGCGCGTCACCTTCTATCCCTTCATCCTGATGGACGTACCGTCCGGCAATACGCTGCCGAACCCGTATTCCGACAATGCCGCGGAGGCGGGTCAGCCCGCGTTCCCGTGGCGGGGGCGGATCACCTGTTGTCCGGCTGCTGGCTACGCCGGGACCGTGGACAAGACCGCCACGGCCGCCGCGCAGGTCGCGGCGCTGTTCGGCGCGGCCACGCCCGCGAGCTTCAGCGTCTCGGGCGAGAGTGTGAGTTGGGCCGGGCCATCCGGCGACTGGGGCCTGCGCCGAATGGTGCTGCACTACGTCCATCTCTGTGCGGCAGCGGGCGGGGTCGATGCCTTCCTGATCGGGACCGAGATGCCGGGGCTGACCACGATCCGCTCGGGCACCAGCACCTATCCTGCGGTGCAGGCATATCGGGACCTCCTTGCCGATGTCCGCTCGATCCTCGGGTCCGGGACGAGGATCGGCTATGCGGCCGACTGGTCGGAGTATTTCGGGCACCAGCCGGGCGACGGCTCAGGCGATGTGTTCTTCCATCTCGATCCGATCTGGGCCGATCCGGAGATCGATTTCGTCGGGATCGACAACTACATGCCGCTCTCCGACTGGCGCGACGGGTTCGAGCATGCAGACGCGGCTGAAGGCTGGCCCGCGATCTACGACCGGGCCTATCTGCAGAGCAACATTGCGGGCGGGGAAGGCTTCGACTGGTTCTATGCAAGCGCGGCGGATCGCTCCGCGCAGCTGCGCACGCCGATCACCGATGGCGCGGCAGCGAAGCCATGGGTCTTCCGCTACAAGGATCTGCGCGCCTGGTGGTCGAATGCGCATTACGATCGCCCCGGTGGGGTGGAGAGCGGCACGCCGACGGCGTGGGCGCCGGAGTCCAAGCCGATCTGGTTCACCGAGTTGGGCTGCCCGGCCATCGACCGGGGCACCAACCAGCCGAACGTCTTCTTCGATCCGAAGTCGTCGGAGAGCTTCACGCCGCATTTCTCGCGGGGCTGGCGCGATGACGCGATCCAGCGCGCCTATCTCGAGGCGACCTACCTCTGGTGGGGCGAGGCCGCGAACAACCCGGTGTCCTCGGTCTACGGTGGGCGGATGGTGCATGTGCCCGAGTGCGCCGCCTGGACCTGGGACGCGCGGCCCTATCCGTTCTTCCCGGCGCTGACCGACGTCTGGACGGATGGGGCGAACTGGCGGCTCGGCCACTGGCTGACAGGCCGTCTCGGCGCGGTGTCGCTGGCCGCATTGGTCCGACATCTCTGCTTGCGCGCCGGGCTGCCCGAAGATCGCATCGACGTCTCCGGCCTTTGGGGCGCGGTCGAAGGCTACGCCATCACAGCCCTCGAAAGCCCGCGCGCCTCGATCACCACGCTGTCGCGGCATTTCGGCTTCGACGCCGTCGAGACCGAGGGCGTGATCCGCTTCATCATGCGCGGCCGGGCCTCAGTGGCCACCCTCGCGCCCGACGATCTGGTGGCCGCCCGCGAGGGCGACATCCTCGAGCTCACGCGCGGCCAGGAGACGGAACTGCCGCAGGCCCTGAAATGGCAGATCGCGCGCGCCGACGAAGATTACGACTCGGCCCTCGTCGAGGCGCGGCGCATCACCGTGGACACCACGCGCATCGCGTCCGAGAGCTTCCCGATGGCGGTGCCGCCCGAGGAGGCCGAGCGCCGCTGCCGCCGCGCGCTGATGGAGGCGTGGGTGGGCCGCGAGACGGCGGCGTTCCGTCTGCCGCCCTCGCGCCTCGCGCTCGATCCGGCCGATGCGATCCGGCTGGAGCATGACGGGCGGCTGGTCGATCTGCGGCTCATCTCCATCGCCGACGCCGAGGCGCGCGGCATCGAGGCGGTGCGCCAGGACCGGACGACCTACGATCTGCCGCCCGGCGATCCCCGCGCGGCCTCGCTGACGCGGGCGGTGGTGTTCGGCGCACCGGATGCCGTGCTGATGGACCTGCCCCAGCTGACCGAGGACCAGCCCGCGCATCGACCGCTGGTCGCCGCGCATGCGGTTCCCTGGCCGGGTGAGATCGCGGTGTTCCGCAGTCCTTCGACCGACGGCTTCGAGCTGCTGACCACGTTCGGCAGTCGCTCCCGGATTGGCACGCTGGTCTCTGATCTCTACGCGGGGCCCACCTCGCGCTTCGACCTCGGCAATGTGCTGGTGGTCGATTTGCTGACCGGCACGCTGGAAAGTGTCACCGACCTGACGCTGTTCGGCGGGGCGAACGCGCTGGCCATCGAGAGCGCGCCCGGCGTCTGGGAAATCGTGCAGGCGGGCGCGGCAGAGCTTCTGGCACCGGGTCGATATCGTCTGACCCGGCTCCTGCGTGGCCAGCGCGGGACCGAGGGCACCATGGGCAACCCGGCGCCTGCTGGTGCCCGCGTCGTGGTGCTCGACGACAGTCTGGCATCGTTGCCGATCGCCGAGGCCGATCTCGGCATCCCATGGAACTGGCGGATCGGCCCCGCAAGCCGTCCGGTCAGCGACGAGACCTATGTCGCAACGACCTTCACGCCTGCTGGCATCGGCCTCCGGCCATTCTCGGTCGCCCATATCGAGCAGCCATGGCGCATCGCGCGCAGCCCCGGCGATCTGACCATCCGCTGGACGCGACGGTCCCGCGCGCTGGTGGCCGATACCTGGGAACAGGTCGAAGTGCCGCTGGCCGAGGATTCTGAGAGCTACGAGGTCCAGATCCTCGACGGGGCATCGGTCAAGCGGACGCTGACGAGCAGCACCAGCTCCATCCTCTACACGGCTGCGCAGCAGACTTCGGACTGGGGCGCGCCGCTCGGTCCCGGCCAGACGCTGGCGATCCGCATCTACCAGCTCTCGAACCGCCTCGGCCGCGGAGCGCCCGCGACCGTCACCCTCCAGTTCTGAAGGGACGATCCATGTCCGACACCACGACCCATCTGGCCCTGCCATACCTGCTGGCGGCGCAGGCGCAAAAGCATGTGACCCATAACGAGGCCCTGCGCCTGCTCGATGCCATGGTGCAGCTCTCCGTGCAGGATCGAACCCGCAGCGTGCCGCCCGCGAGCCCCGCTGATGGGGACCGGCATTTAGTGGCCTCCGGTGCGACCGGCCTCTGGGCAGGGTGGGATCTGAACGTCGCCTTCTGGATCGACGGTGCGTGGATCCGGCTGGTGCCGCGCATGGGCTGGCTGGTCTGGGTCGCGGCCGAGGGGCTGTTCCTCGTCTGGACCGGCGCGGCCTGGGAGGTGGTCGGCGAGCCGCGTGATGTGTCGGATGCCGTGTTCAGCCTCGTCAACGACGCCGACCCGACGAAGAAGGCCACTTTCTCGCTGGCGGGGATCAGCGCGGGCGCCACGCGCAGCTTCACCCTGCCGAACACCTCTTCGGAGCTGGCGATCCTTGCAGGCACCCAGACCTTCACCGGCAACAAGACCTTCTCGGGCACGCTGACCGCGTCCGGAACCGTGACGGTCTCGGCGGCCAGCGCATCGATCGGCACGGCAACGACGACCGCCACCTACGGCATGGGCACCGGGGCCACGACGACCAGTGTCACCAAGACCGTGAACCTCGGCACGGGCGGTGCCTCTGGATCGACCACAGTCGTTAACATCGGCTCGGCCACCTCGGGCGCGAACGGCACGACGGTGATCAACACGCCAACCGTCACCTTCGCCAATGCGGTCACGCAGGTCGGCATGCCGCAGGCCAACCTGACTGCCCAGCTTCTGGGCCTCGGCGGCGCGACGGCCGACAGCTATAACCGGCTGTCCGTGAACACCCCCGCGGTGCTTCTGAACAACGCCGGCGCGGGCATCGAGGCGACGGTGAACAAGGCCGCCCCGGCGAACGACGCGGCCTTCGCCTTTAAGACCAACTGGTCGGCCCGCGCGCTGATCGGACTTCTCGGCAAGGACGACTTCAGCTTCAAGGTCAGCCCGGATGGCTCGGCCTTCTACGAGGCCATCAGGATCGACCGCACCAGCGGCCAGGTGGAGCTGCCGCAGCCCACGATCCTGCCGGGGCTCAGTGCGGCGCCGCCCCCGCCGCCCGCGGGCAAGGCCTCGGTCTATGCCCGCAACCGCGCCGGCGCGCCGTGGATCGATGTGATGCGCCCCTCGGGTCGCGACTTCCCGCTCCAGCCCCACTTCGGGGTGAACCGGATCGCCAACTGGTCGCCCTCGACCGGCACCACGATCAACACCGAGGGCCTGCCCATCACTTCGGTCGGCACCGTCTCGCACCCGACCCTTGCCGCGACGAACCTTGCCACATCCATGCGCCGCTGGCGCCTGGCCTCGGCGGCGGTGGTGGATTCGGCTGCCGACCAGCGCTCTGCAGGCTGGGCCTGCTGGCGCGGCAACGCGGCAGGGCTTGGCGGCTGGACCTTCGTCACGCGGCTGTCGCTCACGACATTGCAGGCGACCGGCATGGGGTTCTTCGGACTCTACGGGTCGACCACCGCGCTGGCCACCACGCTGACCCTCGCCACTGCCGTCAACTGCATCGGCATCGGCTTCCAGCGCGGCACCCACAGCCGCTGGCAGCTGGTTGCCAATGATGCATCCGGTGCTCCGGCCGTGACCGATATGGGCGCCTCGTTCGCGATTGCGACCGGTGGCGTGCTGACCTTGTTCATCGCGGCCCCACCGAACGGATCATCGGTCTGGGTGCGGGTCGTGGACGAGGTGTCGGGGGCGATATTCGAGCAGGAGATTAGTGCAGACCTCCCCGCTGCGTCGCAGTTCCTGACACCGCGCCTCTACATGAACAATGGCGCCACGGCGGCCGCGGTCGCCTGCGACTGTGCCGGGGTCTATGTCGAGACGGATTACTGATCCGGCCTCATGGAAACCGCCGGTGCAATTACCGGGCCGGGCAGCGCCATTTCGGGAAGCGCCAGACGCCTCGACCGGAGCGACACGCCCGGCCCGTTTCACAGATTCACAGTTTCAAAGAGCGGCAGGGGATTCGCTGCGCGGGGATGGTGGCACGGGATACCGCGCCTGTCCCGCGCCGAAATGGGCACAATTGTGCATCATGCGTCAGGGCTGAGTTCGCTGCCATGCATCGTGGCGACGGGCCGCTCGATGGTCGATATCTTCGCGTTACCAACATCGAACAGCCGAGCCATTCCATTTCGACGCGATGGGCGCGACGGGCACTGTCGTACCTTGGCTTGTCCACCAGGGCGCGTCGATACCTCGGAAAGTGCCGAGGAAGGCAGCGTCGCCGCGAGCCTGTCTGCTGCTCCGTGCACTTCATGTATCCCACGTAAGTAACGCGGCCACCGGCTTCTTACCGCCGATCACGCTGCTGACGCAAAGCTGACGCGCCAAGGCCACTTGCGTCAGTCCTCCGTCAGCTTTGTCTCCCAGAGTTCGGGAACATACAGGCTTGGAATCGGGCTCGGAGGGGTGAGGCAATGACGGATACAGCAGGAACCCTTGGCAAGTTTCACCGGATGCGCGGCAGGCTGTCCTTGCCCGCATTCGCCATCGACGGCGGCGTCCAGGGTCTGGCTGGCGTCCTGCTCGTGGCGCTGCCGGTGGTTCTGGCGGCCGGCCTCGGCCTGATCACCTACGCATCCCATGGCTCCGACGCGGCCATCGGCATCGCGGTCGGGGCGGCCGGTTTCGTCGCCATGAGCGAGGCGCTGATCCTCGCTGCGCGCCCGCGCCTGCTGGAGCCGCTGTTCGGCGGCCTTGACCGCATGTATCGCGCCCACAAATGGCTGGGCATCTCGGCGCTCATCCTGATGATCCTGCACGACCTGATCCAGCCCGACTTCGACCGCGCGGTGCGCGAGACCAGCCTTGGCAAGACCGCGAGCGATGTTGGGGAGCTGGCCTTCAACGCCCTTCTGGTGCTGATCGCGCTCAGCTGGTTCCGGCGGCTGCCGTTCACCCGGTTCCAGATTCCCTATCAGCTCTGGCGCTTCAGCCACCGCTTCATGGGCGCCCTGTTCGCCATCGTCGCCTTTCACCAGCTCTTCGTCGACATGCCGGCCGGGGCGGATCCGTCGCTTGCCGTGCTTCTGAACGGCTTTGCCATCGCCGGGCTGGTCGCCTGGATCGTGACCGAGTTCATTGCCCCGCGCCTGCGGCGGCGCACATTCACGGTCGAGCAGGTCAGCCGCCACGGCGATACCACCACGGTGACGCTGCTGCCCAAGGGGCGGGCCATGCGCTGGCGGCCCGGCCAGTTCGCCTTTTTCAGCGCGCCGGAGGCCGGCCTTGCCGAGCCGCATCCCTTCACCATCGCCAGCGCCCCGGCGCCTGACGGTCGCATGACCCTTGCCATCCGGGCGCTTGGCGGCTGGACACGGCGCCTGCCGGATGCCCTTCGCGAAGGGATGACGGTGCGCGTCGAGGGCCCTCATGGCCGCTTCGATTTCCGCAGGGGCGGCGCGCGGCAGATCTGGCTGGCGGGTGGCGCCGGCATCACGCCTTTCCTTGCATGGGCCGACAGCCTGACCGCGACCGACCCCCATCATATCCACCTTGTCCACAGCGTCCGCACACCCGAGGACGCGATCGGGCTGGAAACCCTGCGGGCCGCCGCCGCGCGCAACCCGCGATTCAGCTTCGAACTGGTGGCAACGGGGCGCGATGGCCGGCTGACAGCCGAGCGGCTGGTGCGGTCGGCGCCGTTCCCGCCCGGCACGGCCGATCTGTGGTTCTGCGGTCCTGCAGGGTTGCGGCGCGCTGTGCTCAGGGGGCTTGACCGCCTTGGCCAGAACCCGCGCCAGGTCCGCTTCGAGCATTTCGACTTTGCCTGA